GTAATATGAAGGCTATTACTTATAACAATTTATCTTCTGCGGACCGGGAGTCAGTTGACTCTCAGTTTCGCTCCATCGTTGAAGACACCACTGCCGCACGGATCCGACAGGGTGTCAAGTTCACGTTTCACCTTAATGATGAAGACATTGAGGTTCTACAGTCGTTCTTTCCTAGGCGACTAGTCATCCAAGATCCGAAAGAAAACTATAAAACCAGCGCGCACCCCATCTTAGCTGCGCTCAATGAATTCTGCAATAAGGAGGTCGATAAATACATCCAAAGTATGCGAGATCGCGACCGTGTCGTTCTTTCTATAGGTGACGCGGCCCGGCTCACGCAACGATGCGACCACAATTGCCTCTTAATCGACAGCGCTCGTGACCACAAACGTTTGGTTGAGCAATCCGTTAAATTTCCAACGCAAGACCCTCGCTCTAAAGTGCACAAAAAGTTGCCTGTCAACGGTTGCTATAAAGGTGCTCACAACTGCACCTTTAAGGCCGACGTCGCTGTCGCGGTCCACTCCATCTACAACATTACGCCCGAGGAAATCGTTAAAATTTTCGTCAATCACCAAATCGCGCAGCTCACCGCATATGTGTTTATTCCTCTTGGGCTATTCGACTCACGTCTCAAAAACTTAGACGAGAAAGTTTTCCGTGTCCGGCGCAACAATGGGGATTACGCCTTTAGCATGCGCGATTTCGCGCTCGCCTACATCCATGATTCTTCTAACTGGAAACTTTGGGCTGAGCTGGTTGCTATCGCCGCTGTCGATTTCGATATCATCATCGAACGGACAATTAACTACGGACCATTATTCGTCCTTAACTTCGTGCGCGTGCCCAAGTACCATAAGATCGAACTTGTTAGTTTCGCGCCGTTGGACGATATCGTCGACAATGTTTACCTTGTTCCCAACATAATGATTGCAGCTGACAACCATTTTGCCACCCCACAGGATGAACTTGAGCACCTATTAATTCCACGCCACGTCGTTGAAACCGTTTTCGCGTATGCTCAACGTCAGGCTGATGAGGCATACAAATTTGTCGAGTTTGCTACGCTTACCAGTGGCTTGCAACGTTCCCTTAAAATCGGCTCCATCGTTTATGCTGAGAGGTGGGCTGTCAACCCGCACGAATATTTTGCCGCCGTTTTGAGCATGTTTATCATTGGCGCTTCCACGCGCACTGATCGAACGCAATACATCAGCGCAGCCTTCAATCACATGCGCGATTGGCGTGGTTCATATTTTACCATCTTCCGCCAAGCGTTCTTTCGAATCGTTAACAGCATTTTTGGCACAAATCAAGACAATGCAGTGGCCAACATTAACGAGATCAACGCGTCACGCATATGGCAATACAAAATTCGAACCTTCAAATTGAAACCCTTAAACCGAGTATTCCATGTGCACAAAATACGTGACCTTAATGTTGTGCCAAGTCGATGCACTAACCCGTTTGGTCCGTGTTCGGATGACGAAGACGACCGCTCTCTGTATCACGATAGTGATGACCGGTCACTGTACCGCGGCAATACTTCTCCCGGCGGTCTACATGACCACTCCTCTCTTCGTTTAGATGATCCTTCGGCATACGACGACGACCCATACTTTGATGATGACTCTGACGTGGATATGCCGATGCCCACCTCCAGCAGTCCAAACAACCAATCACCCACCCCATTCGACCAGGCTGATGCGCCAATAACCCGCACATATGCGAGCCCAAACACAAATGTGATCACTCTCGCTGACGGACCAGCTAACTTGTATGATGGACACGACGAGAATAAGAACAAATGCGATGATGAGTTAAACCGAGTGTTTATTGAAGGGGATGCTGCTCTGTTCGTCAAACCGACTACCGTCTACGACGACAATGACACCCCATACAACCCGGACATCGCACCTATAAGCATCGCCATTGAGGATATGAGTCAACATTCCAATGACGATACGGATGAACCTCCCCGCACACCTCGCCCAACTAGTGAGGGTAGTTTCAACGGTGAGCCATCCACCACACCAGTGTCCAATAGCCTGATCCCTACGCCTGAGCAGATGAAGCCCGATTCAGATTCACCTTCGCAGGTTGACCGCGTCAAACCTAGTCCAATATCCACTGTGCAACAAGTTGAAACCGGAATATTCGATGAAACTGATGCAGATTACTCAAAGCTGTTTCACAACGTGGACCACATTAACATTAATGAAGTCGCTGGTGAACGCTACTATATCGGGGACTATTCGCAGATCCCAAAACGCACTAACTACGTTTACGTCAACTGCGCTAATGAGTACGTCACCGACGGTGCTGGTCAAGCGGCTGCGTTTCGCAGTATGTTCCCGGGATACGACAAGCACGTAAACAAGCCAGTGACTGACCCTCAATGCTTCACATACGGACCACACGAACTATGCGTCATCGTTGCGCCGCGCTGGAAACGACCAACCGACCACGCCAAACTTGATGACATTATATTCCACATGAACCGCCATTACGCCGGTACAAATAAGAATGTAATGTTACCACTTTTTGGTACTGGTATTTTCGGCGTACCGATGGCCTGTCTAAAACGTGCTTTCGACGGTTTGCGCTTTCAGCACACTCTCTGCTTCCACAATGAGGCGCAGCGCAAGCAATGGGACAGTACGCAAATTTGCCTACACGACACCGACCAGGGTATTGACAAATTTAAGCATGGCCATTGTATGTTGCGGTCTTTCTACAGTGCCTTGCCAAACATTGGCACTATTCGATCGTTCATTAACCGAGTCCACAAAGAAGCTTACATGCTTGTCGGGTCATATGACTTCTACCACCTTGATATCATACGATATATACACTATGGTGAGTGGCGCAACAACCCTTTTGTCGACTACATTTTTCAAATACTTTGCGACACATACGACGTGCATCTAGTTATAAACATCGACAACGGTGCGAGCGTCCGTCACATCGGCAAGGGCCACCAAAATATGACAATCTATTACGACTCCATCCGACAACATTATTACAACCTACGCGGTGGTGCGATCGATAAGTTCGATGAAATCATCCCTGAGATCGTCAA